TCGAGCGGAGCGACAAGGTCATCAAGCGGTTCGTGGACGACCGCACGGGCGAGCGCCGCGACGGCGACACCCGCGTCAACCTGTTCACGGCGAACGTGCAGACCTTGCGGGCGCTCCTGTACGGCAATACGCCGCGGGTGGACGTGAAGCGCAGGTTCGCGGATCCTGGGGACGATGCGGCTCGGGTCGCTGGGGAGATGCTCCAGCGGATGCTGAACACCGACATCGAGAAGGACTCCGACACCTATGCGGAGACCCTGGAGCGCGCTCTCGACGATAGGCTCCTTCCTGGCCTGGGCGTGGCCCGTTGCCGTTATGTGGCGGAATTCGGGGAGGTCGAGGTTCCCGCCATCCCTGACTCGGTCGATCCTCTCACGGGCCGGGTACGGAAGGGCGCCCCCGCGTACAGCGAGGAGCGGAAGACCTACGAGAACGTGGACATCGACTACGTCCACTGGCGCGACTTCCGCTGGAGCCCCGCGCGCACCTGGGCCGACGTTCGCTGGATCGCCTTCAAGGCCCTGATGACGAAGGACGCGGTGCGGAAGCGGTTCGGCAAGAAGATCGCGAACAGCATCCCGTATCAGGCCAAGTCCGAGAAGGTGAAGCACAACACGAACGACGAGGGGGAGAAGAACCAGCCCTGGAACCGCGCCGAGGTCTGGGAGATCTGGAACAAGGAGGACAAGAACGTCGTGTGGTGGGTGAAGGGCTACCCCGAGGTGCTGGATACCAAGCCCGACACGCTAGAACTCGACGGCTTCTTCCCCGTGCCGAGGCCGATGTTCGCGAACCTCACCACGACGAAGCTCATCCCCACCCCCGACTTCACGCTCGCGCAGGATCTCTACGACGAGATCGACCTCATCTCAACGCGCATCACCCTGCTGGAGCGCGCGGTCGCGGTGCGCGGCGTCTACGACAAGACCTCCCCCGAGATCGAGCGGCTCCTCACCGAGGCGGGCGGGAACCAACTCATCCCGGTGGACAACTTCGCCCTGTTCAAGGAGAAGGGCGGCCTCACAGCCGTCGTGGACTGGCTGCCCCTTGAGCAGATCGTCGGCGCGCTGGAGGTCTGCAAGACCTACCGCGCGGAACTGATGAACCTCTTGTTCCAGGTCACCGGCATGAGCGACATCATGCGCGGGCAGTCCACGGGGGACGCGACGGCGACGGAGCAGGCCATCAAGGCGAAGTTCGCCTCGACGCGGGTGCAGGAGTTCCAGAACGAGTTTGCCCGGTTCGCATCGGACATTCAGAAGATCAAGAGCGAGATCGTCTCGAAGCATTTCGACCCCGAGACCATCATCGAGCGGTCGAACGTGAAGTACATGTCGGGCAGCGACCCCCAGATCGCGATGGAGGCCGTGCAGATCATCAAGTCCGACGTGTACCAGTACCGCATCGAGGTGAAGCCTGAGTCCGTCGCCATGACCGACATGGCTGCGGTGAAGCAGGAGCGGAGCGAGTTCCTGATGGCGATGGCGACCTACCTCCAGTCGTCGGAGCCCATCCTCCAGACGAAGCCGTGGATGGCGCCGTACCTGTTCCAGATGCTCCAGTGGGCGATGGCTGGCTACCGCGGCGGCGCGACCATCGAGGGCGTGCTCGACCAGTTGGTGATGACGGCGCATCAGGTCGTGCAGCAGCAGATGAACCAGCCCCCGCCGCCCGACCCGAAGGTCGAGCAGATGAAGGCGAAGCTCCAGATGGATCAGCAGGCGATGACGCTGAAGATGCAGATGGAGCAGCAGAAGAACCAGATGGACATCGAACTGAAGAAGATGGAACTCCAGTTCAAGATGATCGAGAAGCGGCTCGAACTCCAGACTCTCCAGCAGAAGGCCGAGATCGACACGCAGAAGCAGCAGATGGATCTGTCGATGGACATCGAGCGGCTCAAGACCGAGATGGCGGGCGAGGAGCAGAAGATGCAGATGGAGGCCCGCCGCGGGGCGATGGAGACCGAGCAGGCCGAGACCGAGCACAGCATGGCGATGGAGCAGGCCCAGCAGAAGCACGAGGTCGGCATCCAGCAGATGAAGGAGAAGGCGAAGGCGAAGCCCGCGCCCAAGAAGGGAGGAACGAAGTGAGCGACAATTCTAAATGGGAGAAAGATCTGAAAGGTAAATACCTTCACGTCATTCTCAATGGTAAAAATGGCGTGGAGAACCCTAATACGAATGAGGACCCAGGAGGGGGGTTCGGCGGCACAGATCCACAAGATCCGTATGGATGGTTCGCGCCAGATCAGGCCCAGGTTTCGTGGCTACGGCAGCAGCTAGACGGGGCTGACCCTACGCCCGAAACTGTGCGGGCTATTTATGACCAAGAAGTGTCTCGCATCAGAGAATGGGATCCAGGGGCCGGAATACCATCAGATCTAGCGCACCCAGATGCGATGGCTTACTGGATGGCAAAGATACTGCGCGAAGGAAAATTGCGATGAGGTACTTCTACAGACCCGGCCACCCCAAGGCGTCCGACCTCGGGTTCGTCTCTGACGAGGATCTGGCCGAGATCCCGATGGACCCGCCGAAGGCGCTGTTCGCCCCGGTCATGGTGGACCGCTTCTACGAGAACACGAAGGCCACGGACGGGACGGACATCGGCTCCCGCGCGAAGCACCGCGAGTACATGAAGCGGAACAACCTCGCCCCCGCCGACGACTTCTCCGGGGTGTGGGCGAACGCGGCGAAGGAGCGGGAGAAGATCCAGACGGGGCAGATCGACCAGCGCGAGCGCCGCGACCTGATCGGCCGGGCGCTCTACGAGAGGCACAAGCCATGAGCGAAGAGACCGAGAAGAAGCCGCCCCCGTCCCTGCTTCAGCGCATGGCGAAGCTGCTCCGCGGGCGCGACCCGAAGGACGCCGCCGAGATGGTGCCGGAGGGGCTCATGCCGCACGAGGCCCTGAAGAAGAAGGAAGCCCAGCGCAAGAAGATGGACGAGGACACCAAGGAGTAAGCAGCACAACCTGGAGACCACAATGGCTGACGAGAACAACGACCTGCGCTCCTCGCTCTCCGCGGCGTTCGACGCCGCCGAGAAGGAGGAGGCCCCGGTCGAGTCTACCCCCGCCACGGACACGGCCCCGGAGGGGGTCGCCGCCACCCCCGAGCCCATCGGTGAGACAGAGTCCCAGAAGGCCGAGCGGCTGCGGGACGAGAAGGGCCGGTTCGCGAAGGCCCCCGAGGATGCCCCTGCCGCAGCCGAGAAGGCCCCTCCTAGCCCCGCGAAGCCCTCGGAGCCCCCGGAGGGCGGGAAGCCGCCCGCGGAGCCCCAGAAGGCCCCCACGTTCGCCACAGAGGGTGCCCGCGCCCCGCAGTCCTGGCGCCCCTCGGTGCGGGAGAAGTTCGCCACCCTGCCGCCCGACGTGCAGGAGGAGGCGATCCGCATCGACCGCGAGGTGCGGCGGACCATGCAGGAGAGCGCGGAGGCCCGGCAGGGCTACCAGAAGTTCCGCGAGATCTTCACCCCCGTCGAGCCCATCCTGCGGGCGAACAACGTGGACCCGCACAAGTTCACGTCTGACGCGGTGCAGCTAGTGATGACGCTCTCCGCGGGCGCCCCGCAGATCAAGGCGCAGGCCATCGCGGGCCTCATCCGGGCCTACAACATCGACATCCCCATCCTCGACGGGCTCCTCTCCGGGCAGGCGCAGCCGGTCTCGCCGGAGGTCTACCGCGACCCGCGGGTTGACCAGTTGATGCAGACCATCGAGCAGGCGAAGTCCCAGCGGGAACAGCAGCTTGAGGCGCAGGCGCGGGCGCAACTCGCGGAGATCGAGGGGGAGGAGTACTTCGAGGATCTGCGGGAGGACATGGCGGACCTTCTCGACCTCGCGGCGAAGCGGAACCTTGCGCTAACCCCGCGGGAAGCATACAATCGTGCCGCACTGATGCACCCTGAGATCTCGAAGGTGCTTCAGCAGCGTGAGGCCGCAAGGGCCGCAGCGAACCCCTCGGGGTCAACGCTGCGGTCGAAGCTCGCGGCTTCGAGCGTCAAGGGCACTGCGGAAGCGCCGAACCCCAACGGCGCTCAATCGCGGAGCATGAGGGACGAGATCGCGGCAGCATGGGACCAGGCGACGAGGTCCCGGTAGGGCGACGAAGCCTTCGGGCTCAACGGCGCGGAAGTGAAGGCGAACGGCTGGGCCGTCAACGCTAGCGGCAGCGGTTTACCCACTTTCTCCGAAGGAGCCACGTCATGGCTTTCCCGTCGAGCATCACCGACATCATCGCGACGACCATCGAGTCGCGCACGAAGAAGATCGCGGACAACGTCACGAAGAACAACGCGCTCCTCGCGCGCCTGAACCAGCGGGGGAACATCAAGACCGTCTCCGGCGGGTCGCAGATCTTCGAGGAGATCTCGTTCGCGGAGAACGGGAACGGCGGCGCGTACTCCGGGTACGACCTCCTGCCGGTCGCCGCGCAGGACGTGATCACCGCGGCGGCGTTCCAGTTCAAGCAGTACGCCGTGCCGGTCGTCATCTCGGGCCTGGAGCAGATCCAGAACTCCGGGCGTGAGGCGATGATCGACCTCATGGAGGCCCGGCTCGCGGTGGCCGAGGCGACGATGGCGAACCTGCTCTCGCAGGGCATCTACACGGACGGCACGGGGTACGGCGGAAAGGCCATCACGGGCCTCGACGCCGCGGTGCCGAACGTCGCCACGGCGAGCCAGACGAACACCTACGGCGGCATCAACCGCACGAACTGGGCGTTCTGGCGGTCCTACGCAGAGGCGAGCCTCACGTTCCCCACCGCCGACACCGCCGCGACGAACATCCAGCAGTACCTCAACCGCTTCTGGTCGAACCTCGTCCGCGGCAGCGACCGGCCCGACCTCATCATCATGGACAACAACTACTGGGCCGTCTACATGCAGTCGCTCCAGGCGATCCAGCGGTTCACCTCCCCCGACTCGGCGCAGCTTGGCTTCCCGAGCATCAAGTACCAGGACGCCGACGTGGTGCTGGACGGCGGTATCGGCGGCTTCGCGTACACCGATCCGGGCTCGGCCACGGGCGGCGGCACGGCGTACATGCTCAACACCAAGTACCTGAAGTGGAGGCCCCACGCCGACCGCAACATGGTCCCGCTGTCCCCGAACCGGCGCTACGCCATCAACCAGGACGCCGAGGTGCAGATCCTCGCCTGGGCCGGGAACCTCACTTGCTCCGGCGCCAAGTTCCAGGGCCGCATCTTCACGAACTAGCCCACAGAAAGGAAAGGACTAGATCATGAGCAACTACGTCTTCGTTCCGCAGTACGGCGGGCAGCCCGCCCCCATGTCGGGCACCGACACGACCCAGAGGTTCGAGCTTGGCATGGAGGTCTGGGCTCGGGACATGGGCGCGGCGGCCAACACCGGCTCGTCCCAGTCCGTGAGCGTCGCCCCGGGCTTCGGCGGGGCCGTCTTCCGCTACTGCCAGGGGAACGACGTTGGCTCGTCGGGCCAGTTCGTCGTCATCGTGAACGAGTCGGCGTCCAAGATCGCCGCCGCCCACACCATCAGCAACGCCCTTCCGGTGGGTGTCGCGGCCGGGGCTCTCTCGGCCACGAGCGTCTACGGCTGGGTCCAGGTGCAGGGCGTCTGTGACTGGGCTCGCGTGACGAGCGGCGGCTC